CTTTACTGGAAAAATACTTGCAGGAATGAGAGTAATTTTAAATAAAATGACACCATTTAGCAAGTTAGAAATAGCAGATACAACTATAGATAGTGAAAAAATTACTTTTCAAGTTACTTACAAAAATATTTATAATTATTTGGTAAAACTTGCTAAAGCTGCAAATGTAGGTTTTAGAATAATCGCAGATATAGAAAATAAAAAGTATAGGTTTGAAAACTACGAAGGTTTAAATAGAACTGTAGAGCAAACCAATAATTCATTTTATGAATTTAGCGAAGAATATTCAAACATAAATAAAGCGGACTACTTAAATGATGGTGGTACGCTTTGTACTGATGTGTTGGTAGGTGGAGAAGGCGAAGGAGATAGCAGAGTATTAGTAGAAATTAATAATACAGCAGGTTTACACGATTTTGATATTGTAGAAACATTTGTTGATGCAAAAAGTGAATCAAAAGGGGATTTAACTACTAGCGAATATAATGAAGTTTTAAAAGAAAAAGGAAATGAAAAAATATCTTCAATATCAGAATCTATAAAATTTGAAGTGTACGCAAATGACTATAAAAAAGGTTGGGATTTAGGAGATGTTGTAACAGTAAAAAAAGAAAGCTGGAATATACAAGAAAACCTAAGAATAACAGAGGTAGAGGAAGTTATAGAAGGCAATAAAATTACTATAACACCAACATTTGGAACGCCTTTAAAAGAAACATTTACTGACGATGATAATTAATAAGAAAGGAAGGGCAAAAATATGGCTGAAAAAAGTAGTTTTTTCGATTCTGTTAATGCTGACAGAGTGTATTATGCTGCTGACTGGGCTTTACATTTATCAAAATATTTCACAAATGGAATATTTAATAATGGTTTAAAAGTAGTTTCAAATGATAATATGTCAGTTAGTGTAGAAAGTGGCGATGCAAATATAAATGGATATAGATATAATAACGATCCAGAAAAAGTTTTAAGCGTTGCAAATGCAGATGGTGTATTAAATAGAATTGATAATATTGTAATCAGACTTGATATACCTAACAGGCAAATAACAGCAGAAATAGTACAAGGAACTTTCGCAGAGAAAGCAGTTGCACCGGCATTGACAAGAGGTACAAGTATATATGAAATAAGAATAGCAAAAATTAATATTCCGGCAGGAACTACAGCAATAACGACAGATTTAATAGAGGATACAAGGTTTAATAGTAGCGACTGTGGAAATGTAATTTGTGCTGTGCAAACACCAGATTTTACAAATATATTAGACCAATACAAGGCATTATGGGACAGCATGATAAAAGCAGAAACACAAGACTTTGAAAAATGGTTTAAAGAACAAACAGAAAATTTTGATGTTTGGTTTGAAAGAATAAAAGGACAATTAAGTGAAGATGCAGCAGGAAAACTACAGCTAGAAATAGACAATTTACAAGCCTTAGTAATGGAAGCAATATCTCCTGTTACAACAGAAGATGGAAACAATATTGCTACAGAAGGTGGAGAATTAATAATAGGGGGAATATAATTTAAAATATTAAAGGAGGATCTATAAAATGATTAAAAAAATATCAGAATTAACCGAAGCAACCGAAGCAAAAGATACAGATATAATGTGTATGGTTGATTTGGGTAATGGCGAAACAAAGAAAATAGCATTTAAGAATTTATTAAGTGGTATCATTCCAAGAAATGCCGGAGCACATAATGCAATTTATAGGGGTAAAGATATAACAGATTTATTTTATGATGGAACTTTATCAAAACAAATAGCAGCAGGAACATTTGATGACATTTATATAGGGGACTACATAATTGGTAAAGTTAGTAATAGAAAATATATAGTTGCAGATATAAATTACAGATTACACATGGGGGATACTGAATGTACTACACCTCATGTTTTAATGATACCAGAGCGAACAATGGGAAATGCACAAATGAATGCAAGTAATGTTACTACAGGAGCATATATTGGAAGTGCAATGTACACAGATAATTTAAATCCATTTAAAACTATAATAAAAAATGATTTTGAAACAAGTCATATTTTAAAACATAGAAATCATCTACAAAATGCTGTAAGTAATGGTTATGAAAGCGGTGGATCTTGGTATGATTCTGAAATAGAATTAATGAATGAAACTATGGTATATGGAAGTAACATATTCAAGAATTGTTTAAATGGAAGCAATATACCTAATAATTATACAATAGATAAATCTCAATTATCATTATTTAGGCATAGACACGATTTGACTGTTGCTTTAAACGATAGTGGAGCTAGACAATGGTACTGGTTAAGAGATGTCGTTTCTGCGTCGGCTTTCGCGTTTGTGGACTTCTACGGCTTTGCGAACGGCACCAGCGCCTCTGTCTCTGGTGGTGTTCGTCCGGCTTTCCTAATCTATTAATCAGACATCGACAGGGCTTTATGCCCTGTCGTATAAATTAGTTAATTTCTGGAATAGTTAAAATAATTAAAATAAAATGATATACTTCTTTGTAAATTTAAAAAGGAGTAAATAGTATTATTAGCGTATGTCAGATATTAAGAAAAGTAAGAGAAGAGAATCAAAATTACAAACAATACATAATGCGTATTTAATTAGAATGGCTGTTACTAAACTTGCAGAGAATAACTTTTATATTAGTGAAACAAAAATTGAAAATATTATTGCTGAAAAAATAAGAATGTTCCCTAACGATGATCAAGAAAGAATAAAAAAAAGAACATATCAATATTTTAAGCAACAAATAGAACGTTCTACAAATAAAGTTATAGATTTCGCATGTGGAATAAGCCAACATTTAAGAATAGCAAATACAATATTTCCTAGTTATATGTCTGAATTTGAAGAAAGACGTATTGAAATGGATAGAGCAATGGCTTGCTGCAATGCGTTGCAAGATGAATTACAATATATAGGGGAATGTTTATATGCTGATTTAAATAAATACACAAATTTAGTATTGGAAATTCAAAAAGAATTTAATATGATTAAATCTCTTAGACAGTCTGACAATAGATTTTTAAAAGATCTAAAATAGTGGGTAATCTTTAAATGTCGTTTCTGCGTCGAATTTCGCGAATGTGAACAACAACGGCAATGCGAACAACAACAACGCCTCTAACTCTGGTGGTGTTCGTCCGGATTTCACAACCAAGCTATTAATAGTGGACTAAGTTTCCATAGCAGGGCAATGGGAAAAGGAAAGGAAAGATTATCCCTTCAATTTGATAAAATTGATAAATGCTAATCATTATGTATTTGGTTACGACCAGTAATACTATAAAAGTGATTTATGAATATTTTTTATGATGCTAATAAAATATATGAAGCTGGAACAAAAGCAATAAAATCTGCACCTTTTAAATATCAGTCGCAGCTTTTTGAAGTTAATCATTTGTTATTAACTGCTGAACTGCAAAGAGATATTAAAGAGTGGAAATACAAACCTACAAAGGGTAGTAAATTTACAATAAATGAAAGGGGCAAAATAAGAAATATTACAACAAATGATATGATAGATAAAACTGTAAATCATTTGATTTGTGATAATGTTTTAACTCCAGCTATTACTCCCTATTTAGTATATGACAATGGGGCAAGTCAAAAAAATAAAGGTGTATCATTTCATAGAAAAAGACTAGAAGTACATTTACACCAATATTACAGAAAACATAAAAGTAATGAAGGATATATACTATTAATAGACTTTAGTAAATATTATGCAAGTATTCCCCATAATTTATGCTTAGAAAATTTGCAGGGTTTTTTAAAAAAAGTTAATAAAGAAGAGGCACATATTACATTATGGATTCTAAAAAATGTATTTGATGTATTTAATGCAGAAAATAAAAATGGGAGAGGTGTCGATATTGGTAGCCAACCTTCACAAAATATAGGTATTGCTTATCCTTCAAGAATAGATAATTATATAAAAATAGTAAAAGGTATTAAGTATTATGGTAGATATACCGATGATATGTATTTAATACATGAAAGTAAAGAATATTTAAAAGAAGTATTAGAAGGGATTAGGAAAATCGCGAATGAATTAGGGTTAATAATAAATGAAAAGAAAACACATATTGTAAAATTATCACAACAATTTAAGATTTTACAAATAAAATACCAATTAACAGAAACAGGAAGAATTATAAGAAAAATTAACCCAAAAGCAATAACGAGGGAAAGAAGAAAATTAAAAGCATACAAAAGGCTATTAGATAAAAATATATTAACATATAAAGAAATAGAAAACATATTTAAGTCGTGGATGTCTGGAAACTACAAAAATATGTCAATGCAGCAAATTACAAACATGACACAATTATATTATAATTTATTTAAGGAGGTACCAAAATGGAAAAATCATGGAAAATTACGTTATCTGATGGAACACAACTTAAAGACCTAAAATTAAATGGCAATAATTTTGTATCAGAAACAGAAGTTACAGAAAATGATTTTAAAGGTAAATTATCAAAAGTAATTATAGAAGGACAAGAAGACGGACAAGTAGTTAAACAAGAATATGAGCACATGGAATTAGTACAAGTAGCTCATTATGAAGATGGATACTATTTTATTTTAAGAGAGCTATCAAAAGCTGAAATAAAAGAAAGAAAAATGCAAGGCGACATAGAGTATTTAGCAATGATGACTGATATTGATTTAGAGGAGGCTTAATCATGAGCAAGAATTTTGAAAAAGTAAAAGAATATTACAATAATGGTATATGGAATAAAACAAGGGTATATAATGCTGTTGGTAAATGGATAACAGCAGAAGAGTACAAAGAAATAACAGGGGAAGATTACAAATAATTTACTTACAATAAAAAATCCTTTTAAAGCCTTAAAATTAAGTAATGAAAGTATATTAACGAAAAATAAAAACGCCTTAAATTCAATTTTAGAGCGTTGTTTTTTTCGCTTTTTTTATAGATTTTTACAAGAGAGGAGGAGTAAGTAAATTGGAACAATTATCAGTAATTATTATATCATTAGCAACACTTTTGAATGCTATTTTAACAATTTTTACATTTATAGAAAAAACTAAAAAGCCAGTTGATAAAGCATTAGATAATAAATTTGCAAAAGCATTAGAACCAATAAATAAAAAATTAGATAATGTTAATGCAGATATAAAAAGACTTGATAAAAACCAATGTATGAATTATTTAGTTGAATTTATAGAAGATTCAAAAAATGGAATACCAAAAGACGAAATACAAAAAAAGCGAGCAAGTGAAGTTTTTGATCATTATACATTAGATTTACACGGAAATTCATATATTCATGATGGTTGGATTAGATATGTCAAGTAAGAAAGGAAAGGTATTATTATGAAAAAGAAAATATTATTAGTATTAGCAAGTATAGTTGCTGTTGCTGGAGTATTTTGTAGTGTTTATTTTAATGATCCTAACTTAAATAAAAATTTGGGGGATATTGAAAATAAATTAATAGAAGAAATAAAGAATGATGAAACTATTAATAACACTGTAATTATTTCTGACGAAGTACAAGAAAGTGCAGAAGATACTATAGAAGCTACAGAAAATGGCGAAGATTTATCAACAACTGAAATTATAGAAAGTACAGTTGAAGAGGAAGAAAGCGTAACAGATGAAGGAGCGTTAGAAACAGACGCAGTAGTAGAGCAAGAAAATATTAGTTACGATGGGACTAATACAGGTAGTGGACTTTCACTTTTAGGCTCATATCAAGGGCTTACATATTATAGTCAAGCAGATAGTAGATGGGCTAACGTAATGTATTCTAGTATAGGCGATAGAAGTCAAACAATGAAGTCTAGTGCATGTGGTCCGACAAGTGCAGCTATAATTGTTTCATCAAGTAAAGGAACAATATTGCCAACTACAATGGCATCTTTATTTGTAGAAAATGGATATAGAACTTCTAATAATGGTACTGCATGGAGTGCATTTCCATTTGTTGCAGACTATTTTGACTTTAACGAATATTATACAACTAGCTCTTTTGATAAAGCTATGAGTTATTTATCACAAAAAGATGCTAACGGAAATAGTAAATATTATATAATTGCAAGTTGCGGAAGTGGTTTGTTTACTACTGGTGGTCATTATATAACATTAGTTAGTTTAGATGGAAATACAATACAAGTATATGATCCATATTTATATAGTGGAAAATTTACGACAGCAAGCAGAAGAGCTGCAAATGTAAAAGTTTCTGGAAATTCTGCATTTGTTAGTGAAAGTAGTTTTAAAACATACGCAAATTACAGAAACTTCTGGATTTTTAGTAATGATAATGGAAGCGGAAGTAATAATACAAATAATAATTCTACAGTTAATTATACAAGATATGTAGCAACGCAAGGAGCTACATTAAATGTTAGAACAAATGCAAGTATAAATGCTACTAGAATAGGAAGTTTAGCAAATGGAACAAAAGTTACAGTTGTTGAAGTTTCTGGAAACTGGAGTAGAATAACAAGTCCTATATCTGGTTGGGTATGTAGTTCTTATTTATCTTCATCTACTGTAAATAATACAAGTAGTAATTATAATGTAAAAGTTACTGCTAAGAGTGGACTTAATATTCGTGCTGGTGCAAGTACAGGATATAGAATATTGGGTTGCTATAAATATGGAACGACAGTTACAATAACACAAACCAATGGAAATTGGGGTAAAACAAATAAAGGCTGGATTTGCTTAACATATACAAGTAATACAAATACAAACACAAGTACAACAACAAAGACATCTAGCTCATATTCATTAGGTTTGTATCAAGTAAATACAAGAAGCGGGTTGAATGTAAGAGCTGGTGCTGGAACTAATTATAAAATAAAAAAAGTTTATTCAAACGGAACACGTTTCGATACATACGAAATAAAAGGAGACTGGGCAAGAACGCCAAGCGGTTGGGTAAACTTAAATTATTGCAAATTAATTTACAAATATTAAAATAGAGGGAATTTTCCCTCTATTGTATACTTTTTAAATTTTGTTGTATATTATATAATATATCAAATGCTTCCTTGCATGTTGTATTATTCATGTCTAGGTTGATAATTTTATTAATAATATTATCATAAGAAGTATTTTGATTTGAAGATGTTTGATTAGGTACAATGGCATATTTTAGCCCTTTAGAATCTAATAACTGCGTGTATTTTTCTAATTTGGCGATTGGAAACCCGCATTTTATTATTTCTGGGCTTAAATCAGTCAGTTTTAAGCCAATTTCATTTGATACTTTTCGAGCATCTTCATTTAATATATTATAAAAAATACCTACTTTAAATAAATAAATTTTGTCTGGATCTTTTTCTTTCAATTCTTCATATTGCTTTTGAAGTTTGCTCATCTTTATTTCCTCTCTTTCTTTTTAAATATTTTTTTCTTACAATAATATCCCCGTGGCTCACATTCTAAAACATCGCATATTTTATCCAATGTTTCAAACCTAATGCCAACAGTTTCATTATTCATAAGATTTGATACAGCTTGATAGCTGCTACCCATATTCTTAATAAGCCAGTATTTTGTTTTTTTCTGGTTTTTAAGAATTTTCTTAATGTTTATATAAATCATGTTTACACCTCCCAGAATATTTTAGAACAAACTTAGATATATTTTAACTATGCTGTGCTTGACTTAACTATAGTTGACTTAGTTATAGAATAGGTAAAAATATATAAATTTTATCTGTCGTTTTTTGTCGAAAAAAGTAGAAAACGAAAACCACGCAAGCCTTGATATTCCTAAGAAAATACCTATGTTGTAGAGTAGTTAAAAAAGTAAACATAAAATGGTAAAATATAATTAAAGGAATAGGAGGAAAAAGAAAAATGAATTATGAAAAAATTTTTATGTTTTACCTATTAGAGGAAAAGCTATCACTTAAAGATAAAATATTATTACATATATTTAAAAGATACACATTTAAAATATATCTAAAAGGAGTAAAGAGGGGTTACGACTGGGATATTTAACAAGTAGACAAAAGCAGAAAAATAATGTATAATAAAACATATTTAAAATAAATAACGGGGAAGTGCAGCACGCACTACCCGTTTATAATAGAAAGTATTAAAAATATTTGCAAGGCTGTAATAAGGCTGTAGTAAAAATTTTAAATGGTTATAAAATATATGTAATAAAAATTAGGAAAGTGAACGGAGAGTAAGCAATGCGAAATATTAAATTAACTATTGAATATGATGGAAAAGACTTTAATGGGTGGCAAAAACAGCCAACAAAATTGAATATTCAAGGGACAATAGAACAAGCAATAAAGCAAATAACTGGAGAAGATGTAGAATTAAATGCTTCAGGAAGAACAGATGCAGGAGTACATGCGCTAGGACAAGTAGCAAATTTTAAAACTAATTCAAAAATTCCAATAGAAAAATTTGCAATAGCAATAAATTCAAAATTAAAAAGATCAATAGTTATAAAAAAAGCAGAAGAAGTTGATGAAAGATTTCACAGTAGATTAAGCTGTAAAAGAAAAACTTATAGATATATTATAAATAATTCACCAGAGGGCACTGCTATATATAGAAATTTGGAAACTCATATTCCTCAAAAACTTGATGTGGAAAAAATGCAAAAAGCTGTTAAGTATTTTGAAGGAGAGCATGATTTTAAGGCTTTTAAAGCAAGTGGAACAAGTAGCAAAAGTAGTGTTAGAACAATATATAAAGCTAATGTGTACCAAGAAAATGAGAAAATTTTTATAGAACTTACAGGTAATGGTTTTTTATATAATATGGTTAGAATTATTGCAGGAACTTTAGTTGATGTTGGTCTTGGAAAAATTGAACCTGAAGAAATTCCTGATATAATACAAGAGGGCAAAAGAGAAAATGCAGGAAAAACATTACCTCCTAATGGACTATACTTATTAAAAGTTATGTATTCATAGAGTAACAAAATATAAAAAAATTCATAAAATATATAAAAGGAGATATATAATTATGAATTTATTTATAATTTTTTCAATCGTGTTTGCAGTAATAATATTTGCAATAGTATTACAAAGAATTATACACTGTCCAATATTAGTTGGATTTGCTATATTTGCAGCACTTTTAATAGTAGCAGCAGTATTCAATAACACAACATTTGTAATTATAGCAATAGCACTTGGAATATTAGCATTTATAGTAGCATTTTTAGACTGCATTTTTAGAAATTCAAATTTCTTAAGAAATAATAGATGCCTAACTTGTGAATGTGATAATAATAACAACAATAATAATGATGACAGTGATGATACTCTTACAATAGTTAATAGTAATGGGACAGTTTTAGCAAGAATAAATGGAAACACAATTCAATGTAGAGACAATGATAATAGTAATTGTTGCAATTGTGGATGTAATAATGATAATAATATTGCACTTTCTAATGGGAATATTTTATCTACAAATGACATAAATTCGAATTTTTCTAATTGTGGATGTCGTGGAAGAAATTTTAGATATAATAGATAAAAGATTAGAAAGAGAGTGGGTAAGTAAAGTGAACATATAATAAATGAAAAGAGGGTATCCTAATGAAATAGGAGACCCTCTTGAAACTCTTTTAAATTTGATTACTTACATAATCAAACTCGCCACTGAATATTGCTACCGGCGGATGTTCGGTCAAAATCTCAAAATCGATTTTTCCGTCAAACATCTGCGGACGAAATGCAAACGAACCAAATCTTTCTCGTTTACATTTGATGCCGGATTCATCATTAGCATAGACCACACCGGTCATGCTTAACGTAATACCGGCGATTTCGTCGTCCCATGAAAATTTGATTACATTTCCGAGTTTGATAGTTTTCGCGCTTTCATTAGTGAGTTTCATAATTTGTGTACCTCCAAAATTTTTACTATTGTTGTTGACAAGTTACTGCAAACACGAGGTTTTGCTACAAAGGGAATATTTCCTAATGCAATTATAGTATAACATATTTTACATAAAATTGCAAGCTTGGTAAAAATATAAAAGCCATTATTACATAAAATAATAATGGCTTATGACTAATTAAGCAGAATATATTCCAAAAGCATAACATCTTTAATCAGGATGGATACGTTAGTTTTATCTTGAAACTTAGATACTCTAAGTTTCACAAAATTTCCATCCACAGCAAGAGAATTATATGTAAGAGCTACATTTTCAGCTGATATAGGCTGTAAAATAAACTCTTCTGTAAAAAGCAAGACTGCCATAAGTAGATCTATACGTTTTATTTTTACGAATTTATTCCAAGAACAAATATTTAATCTTTCATATTCTGAAGATTGTTCTTTGGTTTTTATATCAAAAAGTAAATCTTCATGTTGTGGAATTAAATTTGCAATAGCTTCAAAAACATACCGAATATCTTCAAAAACTAAGAATTGAGTTGTAGCTGGATAATTTTTTAAACTTGGATAGATATTATTAATAGCTACAGCAGCAATAGGAAAATCTTTTTCGATACTCTTATACATAGATATCATATCAATGCCCCAATATTCATAGGTGCTTTTGATACAATTTTCTAGAGTCCATATGTAGAAATTTTTGTCTTTTTTAGTCAT